GTTTCCAATGAAGCGAAGATGGTTCTATTGTTCCGTCTTCATTATAAACCCAAGATCCTCTCGTTTTGGTCATAGCACCTCCCATTCAGTTTCCCAGTGGCAATCTTCGCTTACATTGACCCAGAAGCAGTATTTCTGGTTCTCACTAACAAGAAACAGCATACCATCTCCTTTGTCTTGCTCAACAACACAGATAGGATTACCATCCATGGAGTTAGCAAGACGGTTCTTTGCCTTGCTAGATTTAGGTCTTACAGTCACTCTTTTCATTGACCTTCCTCCAGGTTTGTGAGTTCTTCATCAGTCAGTACAGTTCCCGCCATAAAACCTCTTTCCAGTCGTGCCCACTCTTTTTCTGCCTGTTGCATATCCTCAAACTTCTTCTTTAGGTCTTCACCCAAAGTCAGTTCAAAGTAATCAGCAACCTTACGCATATCTTCTTCGCTGCGGTCTTCACCAAATGCGACACCACAAGCACCTTTCATGATGTTGATGTCATCGTGACCCATTGTACGAGCAACAGTTGCAAAGAAGCGAAACAGTTGAAGAGTGGAAAGGTCTTCGGCAGGAACCTCAAAAGTGTAATGCTCTTCGGGGAGCATCGTATCATCAAAACCACTGCTGTAATGGGTAGAACTCCATTCAGTATCAAACTGGACTTTGAGAGTTGCTTTGTAAGTCATAACGATTGTTGTTTACAGATATATTATACACCAGTCCAGGGGTCTGGAGCAGGTGCTGTGGACAGTTTTTCAAGTGTCCTAAAGTTCCAAGTCCTGGCCATAAAGTCTAGATCAAATCCAAACTTATAAACCCAAATCATAATGCCAAGCAGTCCACCATTTCCACTACTAATTTGAATGTAAGGCCAACTAGGATGATCGTTCCATGATAGAGAAAATTGTAGCACAGAACGTTTCTTCAGTGGTCTAGGCCAATGTTTGCTCAGGTTTATAATCTGACAGTAATAATCGTGTCCAAAGTCCTCACGATGCTTGACGTTTATCAGAATGTTTGTCATCTTTTGGTTCCCTAGGTTTTGGAGCATTACATTTATTGCAGTAATATGAAAATCCACTGCGAAAGTATTTTACCACCTGATAGTGGTCACTGTCAAGTGGTTTGGTCTTCCCACACTTGCTACAAGTCCTTTCCGCTAGACTTTTTAGCTTTTTTGAGTTCTTTGAGTTCTTCTTTGATTTCTTTGTATGCTGTTGCGGCATCAATTTTTCCGCCAAGTTCGAACGCACAGATAAGACTAACTCTCGTACCGAAGTGAGCAAGTGCTTTTTCAAAATTATCCAGTTCATACATGATTTCACCTCAAACTATCCTAACTAATTTGTGTGTACGATGAGCATCTACTGCACTCTCTGGCAAAAGATCTACGCCAAGAGTGACTCTTGGTACATGTAACTCATGCAATGTAGTCCAATGAATGATATATTCAGGGAACATTGTAATTGTACCAGGTACATTGTCAAAAGCAACACTATTTAGTCCATATGGATTTTGGTACACAGTTTGTGTATTGTGTGCTTGTAAAGTTATATTTGCAGACAAAAAACTATACTCATCACACGCATGTTGATGGGGTTTTATTGCTTGTCTAGATCTCAATACATTTGCCCACATTTGAGCATAAACGGGTTCTTCAAAATCAGGAGCCATCAAGTTGACTCCATGTGCTAACTTATCCTTGATTGTTTGACATACTGGATGCTCCCACTGAAGCATATTATATGCTTGAAACTTTGCAGTGATAGAATTTGGACCAAGACCAGTCCCTCCATCATTTTTGTACTCAGGATTCTTACTAATAATATCCATTTCTTGTTCAATAATATGAGTAGTAAGACTCTTACATTCTTCAGGTGTAAGAATTACTTCATTCCATACTTTGACACAATATGAAACTGCAAATGGAGTTTTTGGATCATTCTCTTGGTAAAAAAGTTTAGTGATTTGATTCATGACGTATCCCCATTCCAACTAATGAGTATCTATGTTCATCTAAAAATGTTTCTTCTGGTATATATGGAGAATGGAAATATCCTCCATCATAAATCAAACAACTGTTATATTCAATAGGAGCAATGGTGTCAAGTTGCCAGTTTTCATCACCACGAAAACATTCCCACTTTGTTACTTTATAATCGGTCTCGGGGAAAATCTCCTCGTATTCTTCTTTATTGAGTTCAGTAACATATTTTTTATCACGCCAGCGCCAGAATGCAGTCCCCCCAATACCTTGACACATCCACAGATTGAATACAAAGTTGATAACATTTAGATTGCCTTCAGGATCTGTAAATACATCAGCATGTGGCAAATGTGATCTATCAACCATTGGCATATCACCTGTAAATATGTTATTGAATATTCGCACAGGCATGAAATCAACATCTTGACGAATACGTTCCATAATAGTTGCTGCTGCCCAAGGTGGGATTTCTTGACGCCAACCAGGAGCAAATCCACCAGTCTTTCTCCACTGAGAAGAAATAACTGGAAATTGTTCCATAATCTGAACATACAGATCTGGATTCAATAAAAAATTTTGATACATTTTGAATGAGTTCATTCCATCAATGTTCACCTCAACCAGTTTTGTTTCTGGATTGATTTGAACTGCTTTCAGAAATTTCTCTTCATCAATCCAATTTAGTGTCATATCTTGTTACCTTGAATGTGTAAGATCCTCGTGTTTCAAATACTTCTGGCAAAACATTGAAAGAAATACTAATTCTAGAGTCTGCATAGTTTTCGTCATAACCATGCACCAAATTAGATTGCCATAACAATAAATCCCCTTCGCCATGATCTATAATTGCACCACCAGAATTATATTTTGTTTGTTTACATTCTGCTAGTTCAATATATGGTTTACATGATGCTCCAGGGATCATGTTTCCATTTTGGAATGACAAATGTGGGTGTTTACCACGAATAAAATTAGCAAAATATGTACCAGAAATATACGAATTGCTGTGAACATGTGCAAACTGATGTCCACCAGTATCACACTTATTCAACCAACAATCTGTAATGATTACGTTCTCACATTTGTAACCAAGTACATCATTGATAAAATCAAGAGAGCATTGTTTGATCCACTCTTCAAATTTATCAAATAATCCTGTAGAAAGGAGATTTTGATTGTACCTGTTGAAATAATGTGTGAGTTGATCTGATTCACCATTTATTTTTACATACTGTTGATCACCATATTCGTCTAGAACATCAAAACATTTTTGCTTGACATCATCAATCCCATTTTGAGGCATTTTATATTTCCCAATTGATATGGGAAATATTTCCATAATTTCTTTCATGAGCAATTCAACCGATTGAGTGCATAATTATAACCAAGGTCACCTCTCATCCAAATATTGAATGATACACTAAACCTTGGTTCTGTGCCGTACCTATTAGGTATTGTACCATGTTCCAACCAGGATGGGAATAGTAGTAGCAAACCTTTTTTTGGACGTATAATAATTTCGCCCATGTTGATATCATTTAGTCCTCTAACTTGAGGCATAATAGTATATCTTTTTACTGGATCTATAAATTTGATGGCACCGCCGTTAGTAGCATAATCAATCTCTACATCCTCAGGATACCAAACTCCAGAAAAAAATGAATTACTATGGCAATGAGATTGAATTGATGCATTCTTACCTAATGAATTTGCCCACATTGATGTGATATATGGTTTGATGGATGTGTAACCATACTCTGACCAGGCACTTTGTACTGCTGTTATAACTTTGATACAAAAATTGTGATAGATGGGTTCTTTGTCAAGGGTATCTTCAGTCTGATACGATTCTTGATCAAATGCTTTTTCTATTTCTCTTGTTGCCCACCTAGAGTTTAGATCTCTGATAATATCATTTTGCTCATCAACGAAACACGGAAATTCAAATAAACACGTTGGAAACACCTTATGCACAGTTGGTTCCATTGGAGTGTTGGGACCATCATAATAAAAATAACTCATTCTTTTTCTTCACTGCCCTCCAGCATAGCAGTAATTGGATTGTCACCACCGCTGATCATTTCATGTAGTGGAATATTTAGAGTTTCTTCAATTCCATCCCAGGTTGGAAGTCTGAAATTGTTAGGATCTCTCAGTAGTTTATTAGCAGTAGGTGCCAATGCCCTTTCAATTTTCTGTAATTGAGCACCAAGAAGATTACTATATTGGAATCCAACTGAAAGTGCCTTGAGTTGATCTTCTTCGGGCATCATAGAAATAGAGTCTAGATTACCAACACTAATTCTACCAAATGACATGATATCCATTGCTGCTTGTTTACCCATACGGGCAATCCAGTATTTCTTTTCTTCTTCTTCATCATCATTCCAATAACGCAGAAGATCTTCTTCAGTAGCACAGTGCTGTCGTACTAGATCAATGAAAACATCAGACTCTTTGGTTTGCCGAATATATTTTCTTTCTGCAATTTCAATATCGATACACTTATCTTTGTGATCGATTTCTAAAAGTTTACGTTCGTACTCTGACTCACAATTAGCAAGACGTTCCTCAATATGATCACGATGAACTTTTTCACGCTCAATTTCAAATTCAATTTTTTTGAGCGAGTGAGTTCTATTTTCAAGTTCAAGCAATGCTTGCCTAACTTGACGATACTTTGTTACATGGCTGTGACTAACAAAAACTTCATTTTGGTATTTTGTTTGTCCACTTGCATATCTTACAGAATAATCAAGAATTTGCTCTTTTGATAATGTCATTCAAATCACCATTGTTATATTATATATTAGAAATTGTAACCCTTGTTTACCTCTTGTCTGACTTCTTGTCCATCAACAAATGTAATTCTTCCATCTTCAATTGCTTGAGTCATTGGCATGTGAACACCCAAATAATCTTCATAGAAACGATTCATTTCAGCAGTTGTAGTGCAAGATTTATACTTAGCTTTTACTTCATTCATGGATACAAGTAATTGTGTAACCCTTGCTTTATGTCTATCCTTGGCAGTGATAATTCTAGTGGAAAGTTCATCCAGTGTCAAGTCTCTTGCCTCAGCAAGAGCACTCAAAAATGGATAATTCCCCTCTGGATTTAGTTTGTATGCATTTGCATCTTCGATTTGATATTCAAATGTTGCCTGTTCAAGATTAGTATTCAGATCTAGAAGCATGAGACGTTTGTCATATTCTTCTTCAATAACTGCTTTAGCAACAACTTTCATTGCCAATACAGCAGCATCATGACGTTGTTGATCAAATTTGATTTCTATTTTAGATGGAGTGTGTACTTCAGGTGGAGTTATTACCAATTCTTGCTTTTCAGCATCCCACGAAAGAGTTTCATTTCCAAACGATGTTTGCAATTCAATATCTTCATCTTCAGTTACTGCATCTCCAGTAGCAGTATTCATCAATACTTTACCAAGTTCAAGATCTGTAGATAGAACCTTGATATTTTCTCTTACTTCAGAAAATGATCGAAATCCTTTAGATCCTACAATCTCATTCAATAAGTAATATCTTGAATTTGTATTCGTGACCCGATAAATTTCTTCAAATACAGAAAAATTTTCAGAGTCTAAAGAACTAGAAATCCATCCTAAATTACTACCATAATTGATAAACTCTTGGGGCATCGAGTTCATCCAATTTCCTACTTTTGCTAAAAAATATGTACGCATTGTTATTTCCTATTAGTAAGAACCAAATCCACCATATGGACCAGTACCATCGGCAAGTGCAGTACCTTGAGTATAAGGGGCTTGATAACCAGAACCAGTATAAGTCATGAATGATCTTGGTTGAACACCAGCACCAATCATGTCTCCACCTTCTCTACCAACACCAGATGAAGATCCAGGAATACCCTTTCTATAAGTGATAATAGAATCAGCAAATCTGATTGCATCAACATAGAAAAAGTAAATCCAAGAATTATTATTTTGTGCTCCATTATAATTGGAGATAGAATACCCTCTATTCATTCCAGTATGAAGGTTTTCTTCTCCACCATTTTCTGGTTTTTCAATACCTGTTTTTAGAACTGCTGCATCAGAATCACGACGCTTAGAGACACCACGCGCCGTATTATTTCCTTCAGAACAATAGAAGAAACCAATTCTGGTTCTCATATGTTTTGCAAAACCATCATTAGTAGGGACTGGAGCAAAGTTAGACCAGGCAGAGTAAGTTTCTGAAGAAAATTCAAATCTAAAGGCTCCCGTATTGACCCACGCATAGTATTCTCCTTCAGCGTGTGAAACGTGAGAAATAGCACCACCAACGTCAGTCATCATAACCTCAGTATTGAGATCATGACGATCTGTATTGCCATCTCCAGATGTAATATAGGCTCTATTTCTACCATTATTTGTATACCATTGATTTCCTAGAAAATCAATCCAAGCACCAGCATAAGTACGATTTCTCTTGGTGTTCCAGTTACTATTTTGTCCACGATTAGTTTCAGTAATCATAGAGAACGAACAAGAATTAGCAACAGCTGGCAACCACGCATTCTGGCAGTTATAAACGAATAGATTTACTCCGTTGTGCGATCCTCCAATATATGCCGCAGATCTATCAATAACATCTCCAAGAGAAAGTGTTACATCATTTGGGTGAGTAGTTCTATTACCATTTCTGTAAGGAGCAGCATCTTTATAACCAGCGATTGTATAACCACGGTTGATAATATATCTAAATGGATATTGAGTAGGGTTTTCTAGACGATAGTTAGAATCTAGATCATGCGTCCAATATGCTTCATATGTATCATCATTTCTGATAAGGTTATTATCATAGTCAACTCCAGATTTACGACGACAACGCAGAACCGATCCTGCAGTATCATCATTCATTGGAGGAATACCACCACCTACATCTGCCCAAGCAGCAGTAGCATCATATACTTCAACTTTACCAGTTGAGGTATTATACCGCAGCATACCTTGAGATGCTGTTGTTGGTCTTTGTCCAGTAGTGCCTTTTGGAATGATAATCGCATCGGTAGTGCTACCTAGATCCAAAGCAACTGCTGGAGTGGTTGTTTTGACACCGATTCTATCATTGCTACTATCAACGTAAAGTGTGCCGTTATCAAAGCTGAAACGACCAGACGAATCAATTGCCAACTCTGGAGATCCACTACCAGCAGTTAGACCAGAGATTCTATCAACATTGAGTCTTGACATGAAACCTTACTCTCCCTTCATTTTATTTATGCAAATGCAGCGTCTGCTTCTCTAAAGTAAAACTCTACATCTTGAACCCCATTATTAGGACCACGACATGCCTCAAGATGCAACGGATCGCCATGAAACCATTGGTCTGCTTCATAACCAGAATCACCAGTTTCCCAATAAAGAATAGATCTACGAACTAAAAATCTTTCAAAAGATCCTGTGTTGTCATCATTTTGATTGAAAGATGATGCCCATGCAATTCCTGGATATGATGGTCCACCTTCATAACGAACTCGATCAGCTTCACCAGCAATATAATCTCTTGACAATAATCCTGCTCTCCCTTGCTTGCTCATACGACATTTTCTAATGACAGTTCCAATGTTATTATTAGGAAATGTGTAGTTTGTATTATTAGTTGTACCAAATCTATTGAGCTCTGTAACTTCCCAAATAAAAATTTTATTTTGATTATCGGTTCTTTTCGCCATCAATTGACTTTCATTACCTGCGCCAGATATTGCCTTAGCAAAATCCATTCTAGAGAAAGCAGTTCTATTAGTTCTTGCAGTGTGAGAAATAGTTCCATAATTATGAAACAAAGGCATGAAGTTTGCACCAACAGTATTAGTTTTATTTGTGTTGATTGTCCCTGCATATGCAACCAACATCCACCCTCCACCGTCAGTTTGCATATCGCAATAAACTTGAATGGCATTACCTGACCCAGCAGCTGCTGGTAAAACTGAAGCACCAGTGCCATCTGGTTTGATCCAGTAAACTCCATCAGGAGCATTTGGAAATACTCTTTTGATTGCAAGTGCCGATGGAGCTGGGTTTGCTTCTGAAGATCCGATGATACTAGTGCCAGAAGTTGTAGCAGCAGCGTTTATCATCTCCCAAGAAGTTCCATTATAAATCTCCGTTCCCCCAAGAGTTGTGTTATTTCTAATCATACCACTTACAGGGATTGATGGTCTTTGCGCTGTAGTGCCAGAGGG